CCTGTCGCATTCGATACAATGTTTGCTGTAAAATGTCTTCCTCTGCCTCGCATATCGACTTTGTCCGTGGTCGGTGAGACGTCAGCATTGAGAGAAGAAGTAGGGGTGGTGTCATTCGGATATCTTTTAAATTCAAAGTTAACACTGACATTGCCTGATTGGTTTTGAAAGTCGGGAATAAATCTACGAATAAAAGCAAAGTTATCTCCTGTGTCTAAAGATACCGCACCTGATTTTAAATAAGAAGTAATCGCTGTGGTCGTACCATTCGCATCTTGTGCATCGTTTCCTGTTTCGTGTTGATAGATAACAGAGGCACCTTCGGTTAGTCCTTGAATAGAAGAATTCACATTGGAAACTAAATTAGGATTATATTGTGTTGCTAAAGGTTCATCAAAGACTTCTCGATCTAACCAAGAAGTTCGAACTAAACTACCTGTCCACCAAGTCTGTTCTTGATAATTATAAAACACAGATCGATTTAATTGATCGGAACCATTGGAAGCATAAAACCAAAAGATTTCATTAAACTCACCACTATGTCCCACAAAAACATTTTGAGAAGCGGTTGGACTGAAGTCATTGAAAACATACTGTTGTACAGTACAAGGCATCTTTTTGACCGAACCATCAAACAGATAGAAGGCATCTTGAGACATCCAATACACAATACCATTCAAATCAATTGCAGCATCCTGTCCAATCAATCCACAGTTTTGACCGAGTTGTCGAAGACCGAAAGTAAAAGGAGGACCAATATACTGTAAAGCTTGGAGTGCTGTTTCGGTAAACACGAGAATCGCACCACGAGAACGTACCGATCCAACAATACGAGAACCGTCGGCAATTCGAAGAGATCCCGCAGTATTTTCGGAAGTGGGTTGAAACTGAGAAATATTTTCTTGATCAGAAAAGCGAATCAATAAATCATCTTGTGAATTGGTATTACCTATTTCGCTTTCTGTGCCAAAATTAAGTAAGTGTCGATCGGGCGTTGAAACTAAACTAAATCTTGATTTAGTAGGAGCACCACTAATTTGTGTGGCTCTTGCATCAGGTCCCAAAGATTTATCCCAAAGATAAGTTCCACCATTTAAAACTGTTGCAATTAAATCTTCACCAAAGTTATCTAATGACCAACGTCGAGCATCCAATGTAACAAACTCGTCGTCTTCGGGAGTACCCCAACCATTGTTAGGAGCTAAGTTCACTGCTCTTGAAGTATTCCAAGTACCTGTACCCCAACCATAGCCCTCGACTGAAATAGCAGGTCCGGGATTGATTTGAAAAGCAGCATCGGTTGATCCTTGTCCCGTGATCCCCGATTGAGTTTCATCGCTTCCTACATTAATAGTAAAGTTATTTCCATCGACAATTTCTTGTACTTCAAACTCGACATCTTCAAAAGTAGCAGCGTCAAAGCTTGTGTTCGGATCAGATAGTGTCACATTATCAAAAGTCACAAAAGCACCTACTATAGCGCCATGCCCTGCTATAGTAACAGTGACTAAAGATTCATTTTCAGTTGTTGTAAAGACGTTACTCTGAGAAGTAAAAGTTTGTCGAATTGGAGTAATATCGTAAATAATACCTTGTTGGTAAATATATAATTTTCTGTCCGTGCCAAAGGAATTATATTTAATTCCATCGAGTGCCACCCAAGCATGTTGTGCTCTGACCACACCTACTAAAGTAGTTGGAAGAAATTTTTCCCAACCCTTTATTTTTTGAGGTAGTCCTTGAAAGAAGCGTACATTATCGGAATCAATCCATTGTCCTTGACCCGTGTACTCTGTGACTTCTTTATTAACACCTGATTTTAACGTAAAATTAGCTAGTGGCATGGTGTTTAATATACTAGAATTTTAGTATAATTCTATATTTTCTTCCAAGTATCTGGACTAGGTAAACAATGCTCGGATTTAATCCCTTCTTTCATCGTCAATAATATATCTGCGGATACACTAATTCGTGGTGTGTCTTTTGTATTTTCTTGAGTGTGATGAAGAAGGTGACTGGGAAAGATAATTAATCCCCCTGTCTCAGAAGGATATGTAACAGAAGCAAAGTTAATATCGCTCCACCCCTTATAGTAATCATCTCGAGCAGGAATATAGAGTCCACCTTTTAAAGCTTCTTCGGGTTGAAAGACAACATTGCCTTGATCTTCTGCTTTAACATAATAGACCAAACTAAAGTGGCTAGCAGTGTGTTTATGACTAGCAATATGTTGACCTTTCACTGAAAAAGTAGCCCAAGCCTTTGTAATATAAGGATCAAAAACATCCATTCGATATTGATTGGCATCTAAGAAAGTCTTGATCTGTTTTTGAATAGCATCAAATAAATTCTGAAACTGAGGATTACGATGTAGATCGTCTGTGATACTCTGTGAAGAAGATTCAATGTCCGTGGTCCGTGCGAAAGAAGAACGAGTGGGTTGAACATCTTTATTAATTAATTCTAAAACTTCTTTATTTAATTCTTCATGATTTTCTAACTTGGTAATAAAGATAGGATTACCAAACCATTTATTTACTTCCCACTGCATGATTATTTAAAAGAAGGACCAATTGTCCATATTACTAAAGAATAACGAGTGCCTTTCATAACAGGGGCTACTCGGTGCCAAACAAAAGAAGGAAAGACAATAATTGATCCTTTAGCTCTTGCTTCTTCTGAAAACAAAATATTAGGTTGGCTATCTTCTCGATTACGTAAATCAAATTCAAGATTGCCTCCCTCATAGTTATTTCCGTCTTCTAAAGAAACGGTAACAGATAGCTTTCTAATCATTCCATGTTCAAAAGAACCGGGAGCATTGTATGGTTCTTGATGAGAATCTTGGTGCCAATCATAATATTGTTTTTCTTTATAAATAGTAAACTGACATTTTTCTGATCCTACTAAATCAAAATTCCAACCTGCTCGTTGATTGGCTTCTTTAATAAAAGGTTCAATATTTTCATATAACCATAAATCTTCCATCCATGCGATAGATGAGTTTCTTGCTTTTTGTTTACCGCTGTCAACAACCTTAGCTTCTTCTTGAACTTGTTTCTTTCCGTGTTCAATAATTTGATCACAAAATTCAGATGTTAAAGCTTTGGGAAAATAATAATAATAATTCTGTAAATACATTCTTAATCCTTTCTTTCTTTAGTCTACTATAAAATTTTAATAAATCGATAGATGATTTCTCCTGTGCCTCCCGCACCACCTGAACGTTGGGGTTGTGCTCCACCACCACCGCCACCCGATCCTCTTGTTCCGGGTTGTCCGTTACTGCCACCAGCAGGGCCACCTGCACCACCCGCAATATTTCCAACATAGGATGCTCCTCCTACACCGCCTGTAATTTGACAGTTGTCGCCACCACAGTTGCCGGGATTCGTTCCTGCAACACCATTACCTGATTGATTAAACGTGCCCACAGGACCATCATCTAAAGTAGTTGCCGTAGCAAAAGTAACACTTGCTCCATTCGCTTCAATAAAAGTACCTGAAGTTACAGGGCTTGCATTCAAAGTGGCAGTGCCTCCTGTGGAAGGAAAGTTTGTTCGTCTTGTACCGTTTGGGGAAGTACCTCCACTAGATGAACCCCCTGTACTACCTGTTAAAGTAAAAATCGATCCTGTACTACTACCAGAAAGAACAGTGTTCCCACCATTTAAAGCATAAAAATTAGGATAAGAACCATGATTGCCGCCTGCTCCTCCCGCTCCGACGGTTAGAGTTAAAGTTTCACCCTCGCTGACACTAAATACTTTATCAGAAATATAAGCACCTGATCCTCCCCCTGCACCTGCTGACTCACCACCTGATTTATCATATTCGGCACCTGTTACACCAGAAGAACCTCCACCCACTGCTGCTTGAATATGAATGGCATTAGCTCCGTTTGGAACGGTTAATGTTGTGTTTGAGGTTTGAGTAGTGAAGTCGGTTGCTTTAAATAAGGAACTAAAAGCAGCTCCACCCATTGATCTGAACATTAGCTGTAAGGTCCTGTTGCGTTAACATGTATTTCTGTACCACTAACAACAACATAGTCCAATCGATCCACTTGGTTAGCGGTCCGTGATGCGAGGTTCGGTGCTGAACCTCCAATAAACTTGTATTCACCACCAAAGGCTAAAGTTCTTCCCCCTGTTCCGTCTTGACGAACAACAATAAATCCACATTGTCCGACGGTTTCATTAGTAGGATTAGCTAGAGTTCGATTACCTTCTAAAGTAACAGAGAAGTTATTACCTACCGATAAATCTAAAGAAATAGTAGAACCATCAGTTAAAGTATGAGCTTCAGCGATAGCGGCATTTTCTACTGTAATCTTACCTTTGACATCGGTTCCTCCACTAATAGTAGAAAAAACAACAGTGTCATCATAATAAATATCAACGGCACCATCAGCAGTTCCTGTTAAATACTCTTCTCCTGAAGAACTTC